TAATATTGTTATCGTTTGTATCATTATGTAAATTCAACATACATACACAACAATCTTTATCATTTACACGAATCGTATCATCGTTTTTTGTAGGACCATTTAGTTGACTTATTATTTGAAGTTGACTTTCATTTGGAGATTGATTACGTACTTGTTGGAAATTAGGCTGCATTTCAATGTTTTGTGTGCCTTGAAAATGTGTGTAATCCACATTAAGTAGAGAAATGATACAAATAATACCAACCATATACCTAATATATACTGTATCTTCTACATTATATCTTCTATGTTCTATACCGGAATGTATATGAGAAGCGGTTATATAAGATATGGCAAATACGATTAAAGATATTATATCTCTCATATCGGGACCGTCTCCTCCATATACTTTTTTGGAGTTTTTGCGTGTGAAACGCGATGATGAACGTGTCGACGAATGCGATGATGAATGCGATGATTAACGCGATGATGAATGCGATGATGAACGTGTTTTACTCCCTTTTTGTTTAGAAATGATATCTTTGAAAATAAATTGTTCTTTTACGTGGTTAGATACTTTTGTTATTATTTTGTCGTGATTTTTTATAATATATATTTTTTCAAATCTTTTATAAAGTCAATTGCTTTTCTCGATTCCATTTTAGTAGTCATTAAATTACATACACTTTTAACTTTTTTATTTGTAATACCAATGATTATGAATAATATTTCCTTTATTATAAGTTCGATATTCATATATGTATTATATATATTGTTTAGGTAAAATGGGGGTCAAATATGGATTATGATATTTGTTACTTTCTAAATATAATATTAGTATAGTATATAGTATATAGTATATATGAGCTCTTCAAGTCATAAAACACCTATGGATTACCAATATACAAACTATATAAAATATGTAAGTTTTATAATAGGATTTGAAAACAAAAAATTTATATTGAAACGTTTTGAAGTAACATATAAAGATACATATAAAGATAATATACCACTATATTTTAATAATATAATTATTGAAGAGAATTCCGTTAAATATAAAAAATATAGTGATCAAACAAAAGATACAACAGTAGATTTTTTTACTTTATCAAATTCTGTAATTTCAGAAGAATTAAAAAGAATATCTACTAATCCATTTAATGAAGAAGAAATTAAAATATTGCGTTATATATTAGACCAATTAAATTACAAGGAAGAAAAAGATGGTAAAATATCATATATATTAAATTTTAGTCCAAAACAAATAAACGATTTTAAAGATAGAGAAATTTTTGAAACAAATGGTATTTTTAAAGGTACCAAAAACTGGGTACTTGATAAATCAAGTAATAAATACGAAATAAGAATCAAAAATAATACACATAAATTACTTTCAAGAAAAAGATTAACGACAACACCTGTTACAATATCACCCAAAAAAGTAAAAACTATAAATACAGATGTTGTAGAAAGTGTGATCTTTAAATGTGAAAAAATAAAGGATTCTATGTATTTATCTGAATTTATTGTAACTATAAAAAATGACAACGAATCTAAAGAAGAAAGAACATACATAAATTTAAAATTAAATGAAAAAAAATGTAAAGTTAAAATAATAAATAGTGACTATTATTTATCGGCAAGTAGCGAGTGTATTGATAAACTCGCAAATGAGAGTAATCAACACAATGAATACATTTTAGCATTTTTTCAATCTATATTATTAAATGAATTAAATATGTTAAATATTTCAAGAAAAGATTATTATGTAGATTATTATGTATTGAATCAACCCAGCACTATGAATTGGTATGTTACAATTAGTTCGGAACGTAAAACTACTTTGATAATATTACGAAAAAATCAAAAAAAAAATAATTCAACGGTCCGCCGAAATAGCCCCCACCGCTCCCTCACCAGACAAAACTCAACAACAAGAAGAATATCATCCAGATAATCCTGTAGGACAAAACCCCTCTCCAAAAATATATTATACAATCATATATATAATATATTATCCGCCATCCCCATGTTCTACGCTCGAACATTTCCGCAATTTTTACTCCAACTTTTAATATTATTGGCCATCTTATACATTATAATCACCATTATAAAATACCGAAAACAACAAAATTGGAGTTCCGCAAATACAGAAGGGTTCCACCAAGACGATTCGTATACACACAAAGACATTGCAACCAAATACGACGATTTCTATGCCGGGATATACAATGACCTCTATTTGACCAAATCGCGCGTGGCCGAAGAATACGACCAAATCATTCGAATGACCGAACCCTCCGTTGACTACAGTGTATTTTTAGACGTGGGTTCCGGCACGGGTGAAATGGCGGCCCTGTTGGACAACCGCGGGTTCCAAGTCTATGGAATCGACCGTTCGGCGGCAATGGTCAAACAGTCATTGGCGAATTGGCCACGTCTACGGATTCAAATGGGCGATATTACGGCGGATTCAATGGCCTATGACCGGAATATGTTTAGTCATATTTTGTGTATGTATATGACCATTTATGAAATCGAAGACAAATATGCCTTTTTTGCCAATTGCTACGCTTGGTTGAAATCCGGTGGATATTTGATCCTGCATTTAGTCGATAAAGCCCGATTCAATCCAATCGTTCCCGCGGGAAAAAGCAAATGGCTCCGAGGACTGGAGGAATCATACGGATTTGCACGACCACAACCGAGGATTAGCAAGACCGAACTGGATTTCGTGGATTTCAAATACAATGCCCTGTATGACTTCCCAACGGATGAACAAAGCCCCGTCATTTTCCGTGAAACGTTCCATGTAGGACACAAAATGCGGAAAAACGAATCGGCTCTTTATATGAATTCTACGGAATACATTTTAGGAATTGCACAGAAATTTGGGTTCTATGTCAAGGGACAAGTCGATATGAAAGGGGGTGTTATGAATGACGCATATCAATATATTTATGTATTAGAACGGTCCTAATCGCCCCCACCCCGCCCCACCCCACACGTCCGAAATATATATGTTTTTTCCAGTAAAACATATATATGATATGCAAATATATGATATGCAAATATATGAATATATACTCTTTATAATCACCTTTTTGACCATCATTGTATTCATCACCATCCGATTCTATTATTCCTTTTGGAGTCATCAACCCGTCTATCATACATATGATTTTATCCGGGGATGGACACTCCCCGCCAATGGAACTGTATTGGAACACGCGCCACAAAAACGCAAATTCTGTGATTTCTTTCACGTGAAAACACGGAAATATTGGGAGATTACCGATTCCGAAAAACGCGAGATTGTTCTTTTCCTACAGGCCAATTATATATCTTCCGAACGTGTCATACATATGATTTCGGCCGATGCACTTGACCACAAAATGGCGGGATTCAAAGTGTCGCCCACGGTTTCTATCCATTTTGATTACGATTATTCGCGCGACACCGACACCACCCCAAATGACTCCACTGGAGTGGATGTGGGAAGCGCCCCCGACAAAGAGACGAATCCATATACACAGGTCATACAGGAATTACAGCGAATACGAAAAACACCGTCCATCCGGGGTCTCATGCTGACAACGCGAATTTACCTGTATGACGATTCGACGGTCCCCCCCACACTTCCAACCACCATTTATTATTGGGATTATATTTGTATGAAACGGTTTTCCGATGAAACGAGGGTCCAACCGCTTATTCAGACAAATGATTACAATAATCGACTGTTGGACAATCGCGGAGCGCTATTTAAAAAAGAGGTGATTTTATGTCAAGGAATCGTTCCTCTGATACAATATCAATCGTATTCATATATTATTGCACCCCGATTCCAATTGCGTCCCCTTCCAATTTTTTTAACTGTCCAACAGATACGTAGCAAAGATATTCGTATTGTATACCAATGTATGAAAACTTCGGGAAAAAAATACATATTGTCAGAGATTAATAATTTGATTTCTTTGATGGATCATAATGAATTATTTGTCTTTTCTCTGAAATATCGAAATGAAATCTATGGAATTTACTTTGTGAAGAATACAAATATGCATTATGATGGAATAGAAGGGGGGGATGTAGGATCCGTGGGAAATACCATACAACTTGTTGCCAGTGTCAAACAGGTTTATTCCGATGAGTTGTTCATATTGGGTTGGGAACACGTTCTACACGCCCTATTGAAAATTCGAAATACATACAGGGTATTATTGATTGACGAGATTTCGGATAATCACGTCATTCTGTCTTCTCTGAATCGCCGATTGGCATTTCAATCGAATGTGGCGGCGTATTATTTGTACAATTATGGCATATATGGAATGCCCTTTGATGCGAAAGATTGGGCCGTTATTGTTTGAGTGGGTCGGTCTGTCGGTCGGTAGGTCGGTCTGTCGGTCGGTAGGTCGGTCGGTCCACCAAAAACCAATACATAAAATTGATTTAAAAATATGAATACAGACTATATAATACAACCCCCACCCACCATCAAAAACCAACACATAAAATAACCCTGTATGACTCACTACGAATGTACAAAATGTGGAAAGGAATTTACCCAAACCCAAAAGGGTCTTTATACGAAACATATCAAGTCCCCGTGTGTCTCTGAACGTCTGCCGCCGCCACCGCCGCCGAAAAAGGATACAAACGCCGTTCGTGAAGAAGGATTAGACAAGTTTTATACCAACCCGGAATATTCGAAAAAGTGTATTGACAAAGTGACAGAATTATACGATATTACAAAATGGGATTTGGTGGTCGAACCGAGTGCGGGCAATGGAAGTTTTCTCAATCAAATACCCTGTAGGACAAAAATCGGCATCGACATATCCCCTGAACATTCCGACATAGTCAAACAGGATTTCTTCGATTATGTCCCCACTTTGGCATTGGGGGGTGCTGGGGCTGCGGGAAATATATTGGTCATTGGCAATCCGCCATTTGGCGCAGTGAGTTCGCTGGCGATAAAATTCTTTAATCATTCCGCGAAATGGGCAAACGTTATTGCATTTTTTCGAAAAATAAGTGTCCAGAACAAATTGGACCCACGATTCCATTTGGTTTATGACGAAGAAACACCCACCAAACCTTGTTGTTTCTCGCCGCCAATGATGGTGAAATGCTGTTTCCAAATATGGGAAAAAAAAGATGTAAATCGTCCGATTATCGATTTACCTACTACACACGCGGATTGGGAATTCTTAGGTTTTGGACCCAAAGATGAAAATGGACAACCGACCCCACCTTTAAATGCGGATTTTGCTATGCGTGCCTATGGCGGCAAGATTGGTGAAATAAAAACAGCGGGTTTAAATGAATTACGGCCTAAAAGTTGGCACTGGTTTAAGACTACGGCCACAAAGACGGCCACGAAGACCACCGAATTGATTCGGCGATTTCGCCAATTAGATTATTCCAACAGTTTGAATACCGCAAGACAGAATTCAATGGGGCGGGGCGAATTGGTCCGTCTCTACTCCGATTTCTGGGATACGAAAAGGTAATAATTCGCACCAACATTTATCCCCATATTTGGGACGTATCGCATATTCTTTGTCATTTGTCGGATTATTCAATTCTTCTTCTGTAATACACCCCAATTTTTGTATTGTTCCATGGGCATATCCACCGTATTTCAATATTATTTTTTTCATATCATTTTTATTTAGTTTGAAAATAAACAATTCACCCAATGTTTCGACGTTTTCGTATGTGACATAATACGCGGTTAATATATATTCGCAATTATGATTCATTCGTAACTGGACATAATTAAACTGATTATTGTCTTTGCCTCCATTTGAAATCTTAATCTCGAGATTGGTTTGGTTATGCTGTAAATCGCCAATACATAACGACGAATTGTTTTTTATCATTGAGTATTTGTCTTTGATATAGTGTTCAATCAACGGCCCTGAAACTTGACCGGATAAATGGTGTATCTTACAGTATATATGTGCGTGTTTAATATCCAACTGTTTGACAATTTCCACTTTATGATTACATTTTGAAAACTTTAATATGTGTTTCAATTGTGTTTTCATGATATTATTATATATTTGTTCTTGTGTTTGCTCTTGTGTATGTTCTTGTGTTTGTTCTTGTGTTTGTTCTTGTATTTGCTCTTGTTGCATTTTTAGTGTTGGTGAATAGTTATGTCTTTGTTTTTGTATCAATTTTATTTGCAATAGCAAAATCCCTATAGGACACCACAAGAACCACATCCTCTAATTA